CCCCGACCCCAGGCTGAGAACCCCCACCGGTCGCGAGGGTTTCGCGAATCGTGAGGTTCATCCGTGATCACAATCGACCGACGAAGCATGAGGGGCAAGCGCGATAGTTCTTCCGACCCTGAGGTCGTGCCGATGCCATCGCCGCCGACGATGGAGCGCGACCGCGTCATCGACATCGAGCGCCAGATCCTACACATTGACCATCTCGTGAGGCTCGCCGAGGATCGCGACCTCCAGGGCATCGCCCGGCTGATGTCGACCCGGCGAGGTCTCACCCAGGATCTCGCCGAGGAGCTTGCCCGACGTGAGGCGGTCAGCGTGGCCGGGTCGGCGACCGAGCTCGAGGAGGCCCTGATCTCGGCGCTGGTCGAAGTCGACGAAGATCGCCTCGGTCGTGTGCTTGCCTCGGTCGCTCGCCGTCGGGGCCGTGACCTGGCGTCGCTCGGAGGTGGTGAGTGAAACTACGCGCCCCGTTCCCTTGGTTTGGGGGAAAGTCCCGCGCGGCCTCGACTGTATGGGCTGCGCTTGGTCCTGTAAACAACTACGTGGAACCGTTCGCCGGTTCGCTCGCCGTGCTACTCGGTCGCCCGTCCGAGCCGCGAACCGAGCCGCAAACCGAGACGATCAACGATGCCGATGGGTTCGTCGTCAACTTCTGGCGCGCCGTTCGTGCCGATGCCGAGGCGGTCGCTGGATGGTGTGACTGGCCGGTGTCCGAACTGGACCTCACCGCTCGTCATCTCTGGCTGATCGAGCGTCGCGAAGCGATGACGCGCCGCCTCGAGGCAGACCCGGACTACTGCGACCCGAAGATCGCCGGTTGGTGGGTGTGGGGCATCTCGGCCTGGATAGGCTCGGGATGGTGTTCCGGGTCCGGTCCCTGGGTCCGCACCGAGGTAGGTGTCACGAAAAATGGCGCTGGAACGGGCGTGAATCGTCAGTTACCGTACCTTAGTTGTGCCGGAATGGGCGTGCATCGAATCGGATCTGTGGCTGACGAACTACGCGCTCTCTCCGCTCGTTTACGGAGATGTCGGATCACCTCCGGGGACTGGTCGCGCGTTGTCACGACCGCGCCGCTCAGGGCGGGCGGCGGCACTTGCGGCGTGTTTCTCGACCCGCCGTATCCCGAGGGGTTTGATCCCGACGGAACCTATGGAACCGGCTGCGACGCCGACAAGATATGGCGCGATGTATGCGACTGGGCAAGGATGGCCGGCGAGGATCGCAAGCTCCGGATCGTGGTCGCCGGCTATGAGGGCACCTGGGATCCGCCGGCCGGATGGACTGCGCGCCAATGGAATCCGAGACACGGGTATGCGAAGGACACGACGAACAACCGCCGCGAACGTCTATGGTGTTCGCCCGGCTGTGTGCCCGTCGCCGCTCCAAGTCTGTTCTGCATCGTGGCGCCATGACCGCCGGCCTCGGTGCTCTCCGTCGCGCGGCCGCCCTCGCTGCCGAGCTCGCCGCGCGCGACACCGCCTGGGATGTCTATCACGTGCGATGGACCCCGCCTCAGGGCGCGTTCCTGCGTTCGACCGAGCCGATCGTCCTGCTTCGGACTGGCAATCAGTGGCTCGGCAAGAGCACCGTCGGGATCGCCGACGTCATCCTCCGCTGTCTAGGCCGTCACCCGGCGGACCCTCGGGGCCAGCGACCGCCGATCATCGCCTGGGTGATCTCGCCGACGAACACCCACAGCGTCGGAATCCAAGGTAAAGCCTGGACTCTGGCGCCTCGTCATGAGCTCTCGCCCGGTCAGCAATACGATGACGTGAAGGGAATGCGCGGGAGATATGCCGCGCTTCGGTTCGCGAATGGCTCGATCATTCACTTTCGGACCGATCGGCAAGGCGCCCTCACGCTCTCCGGCGCGACGATCGACCACGTGTTGATCGACGAGCTGTGCAGCCCTCGAGTCTATCAAGAGCTGAAGAAGCGCGTCGCTCGCCGAAACGGCTCGATCCGCTTGACCCTGACCCCGATCAACGCGCCAGCGGACTGGCTCAGAGAGGCGTGCGCCCAGGGTGAAGTGATGGACCTGCACTATAAGTGCCGTCCCGAGTACGCAATCCCGGAGGGCGAAGATGAGCCGCTCCGAGACCCGAAGTCGGGCCGCCCGATGGACGCCGACTGGTTCGCCGAGTTCCGGGCGTCATCACCGGAGGATGAGCGCCCGGTTGTGATCGATGGCGAATGGCAAGTCGAGCACCGTGACCGCGAGCTCGCCGGCTGGTCCGATCGCTACATCTTCAGCCAGCACGACGGGCTACCCCGGTTCGCGGAGTATGGGATCGGAATAGACTACGGGCAAGCATCAGATCGGACGGTCGCGATCCTGGCGGCCTACTCTCCGGAGCGCGGGGTTTACGTTCTGGAGGAGTGGGTCGGCGATGGCAAGGTGCCGATCCTCGAACAAGCGGCCGCGATCCGGCGGATCGTGCGAAGAAGGGGCCTTCACCTGAAGGACATCGCACATCGGATCGGCGACATCAACTCCGCCGGGATGTACGGATACATCGGCAGCATGAACGAGGCCCTGACAGACGCCATGCGTCAGGTCGTCAAGGCCGAACGCGATCCGGCTCTCCCGGGTGACTGGGCGTTCGTCCCCGCGAATAAGCGGCGCGGAAGCGTTGGATATCGCTTGCGGCTCCTGAACGGGTCGCTGGCCGCGCAACGTCTTTGGGTGCATGAGTCATGCAACCGACTGATCACGTCGATGCGGACGTACAAGCCGGGGCTGAAGTCGAGCCTCGTTCTGAAGGATCCGCTTGACGCGCTCGGCTACGTCGCAGAGACCTGGGTTCGGGGCGCGACACCGCAGCCGACGGCCATCGAGATGCGCCGCTAGCCGGCGGGCGTTCGGCGCGCTACCTGATTCCGTGGGGTTTCCGATGTACTTGCCGATCCCGTCACATGAGCGCGCACGAATCGAGGAAGGTGAGCTTCGGATGTCGCTTCTCGAAGGCCGCTGGGATTCCGCTCTGCGCGAACGCATGGGTCGCTTCTTCGCCGAGACCGTTCGAGATCGGATCGCGAGCGCGGTCGACATGTCGCGTGCACCCTACAAGTACGCGATCGACGCATTGAACCTGCTATACCTCGATCCGCCGACGGTCGCGGCTGGCGACGCTGACCTGGCGCCGCTCTCCGGCGCGACCCTATGGCCAATCCGGCATCAGGCGCATCGGATCGTTCTGGGGTTGGGTGAGTGCCTCATCCGCTACGACGTGTCCGAGTCGGGCGGGACGCGCCGTCTCACTCATCGGCTCGTTCTGCCTCATCGCTGCGAGGTCATCACGGATCCGAGGGATCAGTACAAGATCCTCGTCATCCGTGAGATGATGGAGGTACCGCAGCCCGACGGCCGGACGTGCCTCTATCGCGAGACGCACGACGCCAGGCCGGAGGCGCCGACGCCCTACATGGTCGAGGAGTGGGTCTCGGATGAAGGCGGCGCCGCTCAGTGGGTGAACGTCACGGCCGAGCAGACGCGCGGTCTCGAAGGTGGCGTCCCGTACCGCGACGTGGCCGGCGCACAGATCATCCCGTATGCCCTGCACCATCAGGCGATGGGATCGCATACCTGGGCGTGGCGGGTCTGGGCCGAGTTGGTCGCGGCGCAGCTCCACGCCGGGTGTCTTCAGACGTGGTTGTTGGCCGGGATCCGGGATAACGCCTATCCGACCCGCGTGGCGATCGATCTCGATGTCCCGGCCGGGACGATCATCCCCGAGGGCTCGATCGCTGGTCAGGGGTCGTCGGCATACATCACGATCGAGCCTTCGACGATCCTCCGCATGCGAACGGCAAACACGGCGCAAGGTGGCGGCAGCATCACGACGCTCGCCGCGACGATGGACCCGGCCGCCGTGTCGGGCGTGATTGCGTCGTATGTCGAACAGGCATTGCAAGATGCCGGCCTCGGTCCGCCCGATGAGGCGCCGAGCAAGGGCGTCTCGGGCCACGCGATCTCGATCTCCCGCGACGCGCTCCGACGCTCACAGCGGCAGCAGATCCCGGCCGCTCGCCTCGGTGACCAGGTCATGCTCGCACTCGGCGCCAAGCTCGCGAACCGCTACCTCGGGACGGCGCTTCCCGAGGATCCGGCCGCCTACGCCATCTCCTACCACGGGATCCCGCTGTCGACCGCCGAGATCCAGGTCGCCGTTGATCGCGTCACCAAGCTTTTGGACGCCGGCCTCATGACCCGCGCGATGGCGCTTCGCGAGGTCCATCCGTACCTATCCGAGGCGGACGCCGCCGCGCTCGCCGCCGAGATCGCAGGCGGTACGACTCCGGCCGCGCCGGCACCAGATCCGGAGGACGACGCAGAAGACGAGATCCCGGAGATGGACGACATTACCGCCGAGGAGGAGTGATGCCGATCCCGCCTCCCGCCGTCCGTCGCGCGGCCGCCGATGGGCTCGAACTCCGGGCCGAGTATGGCCGGGGTGGGACCGAGATCGGGGTCGCACGCGCGCGCGACCTGTCGAACGGGCGCGATGTTAGCGTCGACACCTTACGCCGGATGGTCGCCTACTTCGATCGGCACGAGGTCGATCTCGAAGCGCCGGCCGCGCGTCGTGGCAACCCAGGCTATCCGAGCGCCGGCAAGATCGCGTGGCTCCTTTGGGGCGGTGATGCCGGCCGCGTGTGGGCACGCCGCGAACTTTCAGCGATTGACGCAGATTAACCGGAGGAACTAATGGCTGACGAACACGACGCGCCGCCCGAGCACTGGCGCACGATCACCCCCGAGGCCTCATGGCGAGAGCTCTCCGGCGCGCGCGCGAAGCTCGCCGCCGAACGTGCGACCGCTCAACAGGCCGCCGCCCGTGTCTCCGAACTAGAGGCGTTGTTGGCCGAAGTCGAGCCGAAGCTCGGTCGCGTGCAGGAGCTAGAAACCACGACGGCCCGTCTCCAGTCGCGGCTGTCGATGAGCCGGCTCGGGATCATTGATGACGAGGTCGCAGAAATCGCCGAGCAGCGATTCGCCCGGTATCAGGCCACCTCCGGCAAGGACGCGAAGGGTCTCGACTCGTGGCTCGCCGACGAGGGACGCGCCGATCGGATCCTGTCGCCGCTGCTCCAGCCGGCCGCCGCCGCGAGCACGCCGGCCGCGCCCCTGCCGCCCGTCCCGGTCGTGCCACAGCCGACCGCGCCGCAGCGCACGAGCGGCACGACCGCCGATGAGATCGCCAGGATTCGCGCCGCAAACAACGGCCGGATCCCGCGCGAGGTCCAGAAAGAGCTTGGCACCCGAATCGCCCTCGGGGACTTGCTTGGTGGGCGTCGTTAGGGTAGCCTAGACGAAAGCACGACCGCCCGCGTCCGAGCCGCGTCACGCTCGCGTATCAGGTCTGAACCACGTTCAACCGCGCGCCCTTCGGGGTGCGATACGCGAGGGCCGTAACATGGCGAACGAAGTCACTAACGCATCATTTGTCACCAACGGCGGTCGCACCGCCGAGATCCTGGCCGGAATCGTGCAGGAGGCCCTGTACGATCCGACTGACGTGCGGTCGACCGCGCTTTTCGTCCCTTGGACCGCCGCCGGTAGCGCCACCCTGGAAGCCCTCGTCGATGCGGCGCCCGGTCCCGGCGCGGCGGATTCGAGCGAGATCGCGTCGGGCGCGAGCAATTCGGCCTACACCACCTCGGGGAAACAAATCACCGTCGCGGGATATACCCGTCAGTACCAGATCTCTGACCTGTTCGGGGTCACGGCCGGCGCCGGCCAGGTCGATGCGTCGCGCATCGCGATGAAGCTGGAGCGCAGCCTCACCCTCACGCTCACCGACCTGATCACGGCGTTGTATTCCGGTTTCGCTAACACGGTCGGAACCTCGGGCGTCAACCTGTCGACCTCCGACATGTACTCGGCGATGTACCAGCTCATCAACAGCAATGTTCCGTTCGGGCCGACCTCGCCGGTGTTCTGCGTGCTTCACCCTCAGCAGTTCGTGGACTTCATGTCGAGCCTTCGCGGCGAGACCGGGTCGGACTCGCTCCAGCTCGACACCGCCGCGCAGCTTCGCTTCTCCGGCCCTGGCTATAAAGGCGCTTGGAAGGGCGTTCAGATCTTTACGTCTGACTCGGTGGCGACCGCCAACGCTGGCGCGGACCGTGCCGGCGCGATGTACGGCCTCGGAGCGATCGCCTACACCCTCGGCGATGTTCGCCCGCTTGTTGGCTTGCACATCCCGGCCGAAGACGCGCTCATGGTGACGCCCGAGATGATCATTGAGCGCCGCCGCGCGGCCGTGTCTGATCCGTTGTCCACGTTGGTCGCCCACATGTTCCCTGGCGTCGTGGAACTGGAAGACCTGCGCGGCGTCGGCATCGTCACCGACGCATAGTATTCGGGTTCGGGGTCGCGGTGGCCGGTCCTCTCCGGTGCCGCGACCTTCGCGATCCCGCACCTTTGACCGACCAAACCGGAGAACCGAAACCATGGCCACACCACAGCCGCTACCCGCACCACAGGCCTACCGTCAGAGCGAGGTCGACCACAGCGACCGCCTCTCGCAGATGCGCCAGTCCCATCCTCGGTATGTCTACGCGCATCATTGGCAATCGTGGGCCTATACCGAGCTGACCGAGGCGGGCAAGGTGATCGCCGGTGAGGATCTCGGGCGCGGTCTCGGGCGCGGTGAGTGGGTTCCGGTTCTCCACAAGATCTACATTCGCAAGGGACTAAGCGGCGCATCGACGGATCAAGACGTCGAAGCGCCGATCGCGAACGCGATCAGAAAGGGCGCGACTGTCATCCGTCCCGGCGATGCTCGCCTAGGATCGTGGGCGGACTACCTGCGGATCTATCGCGACATGAGCGGCGCTGTTCACTATGTCGAGCAGACCGAGCAGGCCGTTCGGCTCCCGAGCGGTGAAACGGTATTGCGGCCGAACGAGCAGAAATATCACGCATTCGTGAGCCACATTCGGGACGCTGGCGTCGTCGATCCGATGAGCCCGATCGCCTATGAGGCCATCCGAACGAAGGCCGAGGCCGAACTCGAATACCTTCGCGAGGCCGCGACCCGAACCGGCTCATCGCCACAGCTCGAACGCAAGTCGCGCATCCTAGCCGCGATGGATGCCGCATGGGCCGCCGAGATGGAGCGTCAGGCCGGTCTCTCGGGGCCCGGCGTGGAGCTGGAGGTCGAGGTCATCGACGCGCCGGCCGCCGAACTCACCGCCGCCGAGGCCGCTCTCGCGCGCGCGAAGCGAGGGCGGAAGTGATCCCGGATCTGCGGATCAAAGGCCGGGCGGTGTCGCTCGCCGAGATCTCGGCCGCGCCGTCGGTCGATCGGTCGGCGTTCGTTGTCATGCCTGACGAATCGCACTTCGGAGGCCGGGATTCGCTGGAGACGCGCGACAAAATGATCGCGCACCTTCGAGAGACCGGCGAGACCTACGAGAGCGCCAGGCGTCACGCCGACGGCGCCGCCCGAACTCACGACCGCAGGAGCCGCTAAAATGCCTCTCGAATATGATCAGTTCAATGCTTCCAAACAACACTATCCGGTAGCCGAGCCGGATGCTCTGGACGTCCGCACCCTCACCGGTGACGTCACGCTCTCCGAAAGGGACGGGCGCATGCACATTTTCAACAACGGTGGCGCCGCGCGCAACGTGACTTTGTGGGCTACCGGCATCGAGTCGCGCGGCCGGGTCGACACGTTCCACAACTCGGGCGGTGGCGCCTTCAACCTTGTGATCAAGGATTCGGCCGGCACCAACCTCGCGACGATCGCGCAGAACGGTAGCTGCATGGTCGTCTCGAACGGCACGCTCCACATTCGGATGCACTGATGGAGCGTCGCCCGTCGTTGCGGATTCTTCGCGGTGGCCCTGACCTTATTCAGCGAGCCACGACGCAGACGCTTGTTTGCGAACTCGGAGACCCGACGACAGGTGAGCGCCCCGGCATCACCGGAACCCCGACGTTCGACCTGTACGATGCAAGCGGTATCCAGGTCGTTACCGCCGGGTCGGGGTCCGTTCTCGGCGCCGGCCGAATCGGCTACTCGCTGGCCGCCGCCTCGGTGCCGATCGCGACGCCGCTCGGTGAGGGATGGCGCGAAGTGTGGTCGTTCGTGATCAGCGGCACGACTCACACGATCGAGCGAGACGCCGCGATCTGCCGGCAGATCCCGACGATCGCCATCACGGCCGAAGACTTATACACGGTCGATCCGTCACTTGATGGCGCGTGGCCCCTTCGCCAAGCCGCCGAGCACTGGCGCCCCCAGATCGACGAGGCCGCGCGGATGATTCACCAACGTCTCTGGGAGATGGGGCGTCGTCCCTGGTTGATCTGGTCGCAGGGGTCACCGCGCCAGGCCGCGCTGCACCTCGCTCTCGGGCTGGCATACGGCACGGTCGCGACCCGGCTCGGTGACTCGCGATGGGGCGAAGAGCGGCAGCGCCACATGGATGCCTACGAACGCGAATGGGAGCGCATCCGGTTCGACGTCGACACCGACGATAATGGCACGAGGAATCGGCAAGAAGCGCAACCGATGGTGATCGGATCGGCGGGTCCGCGCTGGTCTCTGTGGCGGGTGCGATGACCAGCGCCGAGCTCCGGTCACTCATCGCCGCGCGAATCCGAACCGCGACGGGCTACCCGGAGGCCGACCACCTGATCGGCGCCGAGGGTTCACCGCGCACCATCGGGGCGCTGTGCTACGAAGTGCGCCTCGGGGCAAGCTCGCCGCTGTCGTCGCGGCAGCGATCGTCCGACCCACAGGCGACCTACGTTCGGCGCGCTGTCGACGTCCGTGTCTTAGCGGCCGGCAACCCGGCGCGGCGGGTCGATCAGTGGGATGTCGTGGAGACCGCCGAACAGCGGATCCGCAGGGCGCTCCTCACGAATACCGCCGATGGCCTAGCCTGCGTGGAGAACGCGCTGGTTTGGGACGGTTCCGATGAGCCGGCGTACCTGGACGGTGGCGCATACCGCCTCACCGTTCTGCGCTTTCATGTGTCCTACCTCGAAAGTCTGGAGTGAGCAATGGCTACCACCGTTCGAATCAAGCTCGAGATCGAAGTTGCCGAAACCTATACGGGGGACCTCGGCAACCCCGGCAAGACTCACCGCGTGTCGAAAGACGTGGTGTTCGTCAGCGGCACCGGAACCGGGCAGTTCAACAAGGTCCACTCGGACATCGCGACGGCCGCGCCCACGAACGCGGTTGAGTACGATGTTGCCGGCGTGGTCACGGACGCGCAGGGCGCGGCGATCACCATGGCGAAACTCGGTATGATCTATGCCGAGAACCGGGGAACGACCTCGGGCGATCTGATGTACGTCGGCGGCGACGCCAACAGCGTCCCCGTGTTCGGCGCGGCGGCGGACTTCGTCAAGGTTGGCCCGCAGGGTTTCGCTCTCATCGTCAACCCGATCGACGGCTGGACCGTGACCGGGGCGACCGGAGACATCGTCGAGATCATGCACCAGGTCGGCACCTGGGATCATGCGGTGATCCTCGCCGGCCGCTCCTAATCACCGCTGACGACTGGAGGTGATTCATGGCTTGCAACGCCAATGACTACGTGACTAACTTTCGAGACGGGACGCTGTACCTGATCGACGGCGCCGGCACGACCCTTACGATCCCGCTGGAGATGGGGGACGTGAATATCGCAGGTTTGAACGGCGATATGTCCGAGGTGTCAGTCTATCGCAGCCGAGGCCGCACGGTCACGGTCCGCAAGACGAACGACATCAACCCGACCATCTCGGCGTCGGCGATGCTGAATCGCTTCACGTCCGCGACGAAGGACGTGATCGCCGACTTCATCCGGTTTACCGGGAAGTATGCGACGAACGTGCGGACCAGCGGCATCTGCGGCGACGCGAAGACGATCAACGCGAAGTGGGTTGTGTCGACGCCGGATGGCGACGAGACGATCATCGTCCGCGATGTTCTGTTCAGCTTCGACCTCGCCGAAGGTGACCCGAGCTCGATCTCGTTGTCGGGAACCATTTACAACAGCGACCTGACGATGACCGGCGCGACCTGATAGCGCCGTTGAACCCTCGACAACCGGAGACCGAAACATGCCGACCGTGGAACTCCTCGGACAGAGTCTAGAAATAACACCGCCTCGCCGACGGATATACGTTGTCGAGGTGAGCGCCGAGCTCCAGTCTCGGCCCGTGCGGGCGTTCGCGGCGGCGTTAGGTCTCGGCTGTCGGGGGCTATGGGCAACGCGAACCGAGCCGAAGTATGACGGGCGGCCCGCGCTTTACGGCGAGGAGGTCTTCGAGATCCTCGCCGGTTCTGGCGCCGACTCCGAGGCGATCACGATGGCCGGGATCGAGGTGTGGCGGCACTGGATCGGCGCGACACCCAGCGCCGAAGCGGTGACCGAGGCGCGCAATTTTACTCCGGCCGGCGCGGCGCCCTCGACCGCGAGCGCCGGCGGGTCGAGCGATACCTCAACCTGACGTGGGGCGCGCTAGACGGCTACCCCGTCGACGTCCAGGCCGAGATGATCGGGTTCGTCGCAGCGGAGGTGGCCGGTGAAAGTCGCAAAGATCAAAGGGATCGAAGAGGCTAAGATCGAGATCATGCGGCAGACGAAGGCCGAGATGCCCGAGATCCTGACGATGTTCGCCGATGAGTGCATGGACTACATCTGGCAACTGTGGCCAGCGAAGACAGGCAAGTCGATCGAGAACTTGTACGTCTCGCTGGCTGGAAACCTCGTCGCGATCGTATGTCCGGAGGATCACGCCCCGTTCATCCACCTAAAAGGCGAGCGAGGAAGCGCGCTATTTACGAGGCTGCTCCCGGCGATCAACAACAACATCGACGCGATCTCGCAGGCGACCTCGCAGCGGATCCTGGCCGGCGATGTTGTGCGCGCCGGGCGCCGAGTGCCGTTCGGGTTGGTCGCGCAGAAACAGGCAGAAAGCAAGGCGCGAGCGAAGGAAATGCGACGGAAGCGCATGTCGATACCCGAGGTCCGGGAACGGGCTAAGCTACGCAAGCGGTTGTATCGCGCGCGCAAGAAGGCGGGAGGGTAGTCATGGCCGGCATAACGGTACCCATTGACGGCGATCTAAGCCCGATCCTGAAGACCTTCGGCGAGCTCCCTGGACGGACGCAGGCCGAGATGGCGGCGGTCGGCGCGGTCATTGATCGCGAGGCCCGACGCGGCGCCATCGCTAAGGGATTCGCCGAGATCGAAGGGGTCAGCGCGGCATCGGCTAAGCGCGCCGCGAATGCTGTCATCCGTGAGATGGAGCGCGCCAGTCGCGAGAGTGAGAAGGCGCTCGGCGAGCTCAAGAAAGGCGCGACCGTGATCTTTGGCGGCGTCGTCGGGGATATCGAAGACGTCGTCGGCGCGCTCGGCGCGATGGGGCCAGTAGCGGTCGCGGCCGGTGCGGCGGTCGGCGTGCTCGCGGCCGGAGCGGCGGCGCTATTTGCCGAATACAAGGTCGTCGGCATGCTTTACGACTTCGCCGACGCCACCGGCAAGCTAAGCGATGAGCAAGCCGGGCTATCAGCCGCCATCGACGAAACGAAGAAGGCGATCGGGGATCGGTTTGTCCCAGTGTTCGAGGGCATGCTGATCGGCGTAACTGCCGGGACACTTGCGATCCGAGACTTCGCAATCCGGGCTCTCGACGCCGGATCCGCGATGCTCGCGTGGTATCAGACGCTCCCAACGTTCGCGCGCGCGATGGTCGGAAACGTCGTACCGGCGCTTCAGGAGGCCGCCGCAATCGCCAAGCTCTCCGAGGGACTGCGTAGCGGGACTGTCGATGTCGGCGGATATGTCGCCGAGGCGCGCGCCTTGATCGGCACGCTCGCCGCCTCGAAGGCCGCAACCGATACCGCCGAGAAGTCCACGAAGAAGCAGGCAAGCGCGCATAAGGCGGCCGCCGATGCCGCGAAAGAACAAGAGAAAGCCGAGAGCGACGGCGCCGCCGCCTGGATCAAGCAACAAGAGTCGCTGAATCGCCAGGAAGAACAGCGCGTCAAGAATATCCAGGAGTCCGAACAGGCCGGGCGCGATGCCTATGAGGCGGCGCTCGCGCAGGAACGAGAGCGCGCGGCCGCCGAGAAAGAGCGGGCGGCCGCTAGGCTCGAACAGATTGCGGCCGAGAAAGCGGCACAGTCCGACTATTGGCAATCGACGGCCACGGCTGGGATCTCGGCGGCCGCGACCCTCGCACAGGCGGTATCCGACGGCGCCGCCGAAGGAAGCGCCGCACAGCGCGATGCGGCGATGGTCGCGTTTCGCATCAACCAAGCTGGCGCAATCGCGAGTATCGGCGTCAATACCGCCGAGGCCGCGTCGAAGGCGATCGCGCTCTTCGGGCCGCCTCCGAGCCCGCTCGGCATCGCCGGCATCGTGGCCGCGACCGCGATCGGTCTGACCCAGGCGGCCGCCGTCGCAGCACAGCCGCCCCCGAGCTTTCACACCGGTGGTGTCATCGCGAGTCAGCCGCTTGCACCTGACGAAACGATGATCCGCGCGCGCAAGGGTGAGGAGATCCGCACCCGTCAGGAGCAGGGCGGCGGCGCCGGCGTGACCGTGCAGATGGTCTATCAACATCGCGTGTTCGACACGTTCGTCGCGGACAATCTGAAACAAACAGGCAGCCCGTTACGCCGCGAGATAGGGTCTAGCTCGGGCCGGCTGCTCGGTCACAGGGAGCGCGCGCGATGAGCCGAGACGTCACCCCCTCACGATACTCGGCGCTTGTTGTCCCGTTCGACACCGAGATCTGGCCGGACCACAGCACCTACACCCAGGCCGGGCCGCGCGCCGGTGTCCCGGTCCCCGTCGATGGTGAGGGGGCGTCTCGGCTCGCGCTTGCAGCTCGAGGTACGCAGACTGGCGACCTCCAGATCCGCACCCAGCGCGGCGGGTTCGCGACTCGTCAGGCGAGGGCGGATTCGGGCGGCACTCTCCGACTTGACAACGGCGCCGCGTTTATCTGGCGGACCGCGACGACAACGGGATCGACTACCACCTATGGTGACTGGCGCGGCTGGGACCCACCACGGGCGGTGACGAGGTACCAGTCGATCGTCGCATGCGACAACACCGCGACGGCAACGAGGTACACGAAGGATCCGCACGCTATCCGGCTCGCGAGCGGAAATATCCTGGTCGCATGTGAGGCTCACGTCCCGGCGGCGGGGAGCCCGTATCAGGTCGCGATCTATCGCAGGTCGGGGACCAACGATACCTGGGCCGGCCGCACGTCGCCCTACGGCGTCACGACGGCGCCGACGTATCAGTTTTGTCCGACCCTATGCCAGCTCCCGAGCGGGCGCGTGCTGCTCTACCTTGCGATCTATGATTCGGCGACGATGGCGCACCGGCTCCAGGGCTGGTTCAGCGATGACGAGGGATCGACGTGGTCAACCATCGGGGACGGCCTGACGAATACCGCGTTCTCGGGTGTGCCCTATGAGCTCCGGGTCGCGTACAAAGACGGTCAGATCCTGCTCCTAGCTCGGCTGGAGGCGGCCGGCGTGTATCGCCTCGGTCAGTATGCGAGCTCCGACCTGGGAAATACCTTCGACTTCGTGCTATACGAATCCACCTGGGACCAGGTCAACTCGATTGATATCGCCGTTGGGTCCGCCGGTTTCGTGGTCATTCAGTCGCTCGCGAACACAGCATCGACGACCGACCCGGCCGTCATGGTCCGAATCGTCCCCGATGCATACCTCTCGATCGCGCTTAGCGACCCGAGCTACGCGCCGGGCCTCAGTGGCATCGGCGGCGGCGAGAGCGCGATCACTGTCGACGAGACTGGCGTTATCTATGCCTACGTCCGCACGACGACGGATGCCGGCCTCGTTGGCCAGGTCTTCGCCTACATGAGCTTCGACAGCGGCCTGACCTTTACGCCGTTCTCCGATGGTCTACCGGCCATTGACATCGCCGATACCGCGTTCCCGCGATCGATCACGGTCGCGGCGAGTCTCGGCCAGGTCGTGATGGTCGGCAACGCGACCGCGACCGGCACCGCCCCGCCCGCGACCGCGCCCGCGACCCCGACCCCGACACAGCTAGACGACTCGCTCCATTGCTGGACCCTCGGCGGGTATACCGAGCTATGCCTCCCGAGGTTCGCCCGGTCGTTTGGGTTCGGGGCTACGCAGGGCTGGAAAAAATACTACACCCCGATCGAGTATCCGGGCGCCGTCGGCTGGACGGTCACGACGGCTGCGACCGCGACACAGGATATCACCGTATCAAACCGACTAGTCATCACCACGAACGCGACCGGCACGATGATCTATACGATCATCCCGATCGGCACGACGTCTGACGGTCTCATGATGCGAGCCGTGCTCTCAGTGCAGACGCGCGCGGCGATCGGTCAAGAAGTGTCGATGGTGCTTCGGTTTGACGACGGCACGCAGACTGTAGGCATTCGAGCGGAGTTCGACACGACGCAATGGAGGCTGGTCGACAACGTGTCGGGCGGAGTGATCGGGGTAGTCCAGCCGTATTCCTCGACATCGGCGACCATCGAGGTATTGCTTGCGATCAAGGGTCGCAACGGCCGATCGTGGTGGCGTCAGCCGAACGCCGAGACCGAGGCAGGGGTCCGAAGTTGGACGACCGGGCCGGCGACGACGACCCTCACCACGGCGGCGACGGGCGCCGGTGACGTGGTCGGATGGGGTCACCGAGCGGCCGGTGTGTCCACATCTACGTGGTACGAGGTCGCATACGCCGACGCGACCGAGATCCAAAGCAACCTCGCCGACGGTCAGACCTCGCCGAATGACCTCTTCGGCCGGCCCTATTCGAGTTCCGGTGATGGCGTGTACTGTTCGGCGGGTGCCAGTTTGGAAGCGAAGGGTGGCCCGACGTGGCTCGGCGAGAGCTGGCATGTCCGCCGCCGATACGACTACGGGGTCGAGAGGGCACTCACCTTCCCGTCGCCGCGCCATGCCTGGGTCGCAACGACGAACAGCGAAACGATCTCGCTGCTCTGGGATGACGGGATCGCGCTCGGGACGAACAGCTACGCCAGCCGTGGATTGCTTGCGATCTATCTCGGAAACTGCAACGCAGAGACGGTTGCGATCTCCTACCGCGACGTCGCCGGCGTGAGCTGGGTCAGCCTCGGGACCGCCGACCGATGCGTGGGTCTCACCGGGCTCGCATTTGACCTGATGAACGCCAGCATTCGACCAACGACCGACGCCGGAATCTATCTCCGCACGAACGAGCTCGCCGGGTCATGGTTCGTTGACGTCACCGGCGCGACGCAGACGTTGATCGCCGGAAACTCGGAGGGGCGCTGGTCAAGCACCGCACCGCTTCGCACGATGCTTCACCTCGCGGCGACCGCCGGCACGACGACCGGCCGCACCGGCGGCAAGATCGTCCCGAAGGACACGGTGATCCTGGTTGACCTCTCCGGCATCAATACCCCGGCGATCAAGCTCGTTCTCGCGAAGTCATCGACGACGGCGGCGCTCCAGGTGGGCGTTCTCCAGGTCGGTGAGGTCATCGGGCTTGGAACGCGGTACGACTGGGGACGGACGATCGATCTCGACCTCGGTGGCGCCGAGATCGCCGAGGCTCGGGACCGGACCCGGCGCGCTCTCGCGGCCGCACCGCCACGCCGAACCGCCTCGATCGCATGGGCTGAGACGGCGATCGATCAAACGGCTGTCGATCGAGACGGCGACCCCGACTACCTCCTTGGCGGCGCCGGTCAAGCGGTCGCCGGCGTTCAAAGCACCGCGTATACGGTCGAAGGCGTCGCGCGCGAGATCGAGGGCGCGACAACGCCGATCGTCTATCTCCCGGCGATCCCAGCGGGCGGCCCGCTCCAGGTCGTCAACCGTCGTCACCAGCTCCTATACGGGCGTGTGACCTCGGATATCTCGATCGAGAGCGTGCTGGGTGAGGAGGACGATAGCGAGTTAGTCAGGGTCGCGACGATGACGATTGAGGAGGAGGTATGAGCCTCCTTGACAACGGATCGCCGGGCTACTCTCGCGACGTCCTGATCGACGGCGCGATCGTGTGGCTACTCGAGGTGGAGTACGCCGGCGCGATCTGGCGCTGGTCCAGCCGGCCGGTCGACGTCACCAGCGACCTCGGGACGCTGAACTATCCCGGCGGCCTCTCCGCGCTGGATGTTGAGGATAGCCTCGGGATCGTGTCCGAGGCCGGTGATGAGCGATCGATCTCTCTCTCTCTGCTGTGGCCGGCGCCAGGCGTCGCGCTGCTAATCCAGCGAGGGCACGATCTCGCCGCCGCGCTCGGTCAGCTCTCTTATCTGATCGAGGGTCAGCCGTGGGAATCGCGAGTCGTCGTCATTCACGGCATGTTGTCGCAGCCGGAATACGAAGCCGATAACCAGCCTGTCTCCTTTACGTTGATAGAGCGGCCATGGGATGACATCGCGCAGATCATCCCGCCCGAGTATCGGATCGACGCGACGACGTGGCCGACTAGCCCGGTCTCGGCGACGAACCAGCGATACCCCGTGCCGATGTTCGGCGCCGCTGCCTCGTCGCGTCGGGGTCCAGGTGGCGCGGCCGTCGGTCTGTCTCCAGCCTACCCGCTCGCGCTGAATGTCGGCGATGGAGGCGTGGATAAGCTCATCATCTCGGCCTACCCGGTCGCGGCCGCGACGGTCCAGGCCGGCACGATCATTGACAATGTCTACGATACAGCCTCATTTTCGGTGGCCTCCACCACGGATGCCCTCGGTCGCGAGGTCTACTACATCGACACGTCGGCGAGCTCGGCAACGATTCGATATGCCTCGGCGTGGTACGTGACCGACTGGAACGAGGGCGGCATCCTGGGCAATCTGGAGCCCGGCCGCCCGATCACGACCGCCGGTGAGATGCTCTACTGGCTCGCGACCAGGTCATCGGTGCGAGTCGACCTGCCTCGGTTCGCCTCGATCGTCGGCGCGCTCTCGTGGCCGGTCGAGGCGTATGTCGACGGTGACGCGAGCCCGCTCCAGTTCATCATCGATCGCCTTCTGCCGATCCTTCCGGTGTCGCTGGTGTGCGGCCCGAACGGCATTCAACCGGTGCTCTGGCGATATGACGCGCGCGCGACGGATGCGGTCGAGGCGATCGTGAACAACGTCAACGCGGCTCGGGTCGGCGCGGTGAGCTACACGGCGAAGCCGAGCGACCTAATCCAGCGGATCGTGCTTGACTATGGCTGGGACGCCGGCGTCAACGACTACACACGCCAGCTCATCGTGGAGCCGATCCCGAGCGGACCGACGCCGGCCGGGTCAACCGACCCGAGAAAGGTCCACAACGCCTTTCTTCGGGCGGCGGCGAACCGGTACTCCGACGACGATCCTCGGCGATATCGGACCCTCGGCGTCCAGAGCGACCTCATCGGCAGCGACGTCACCGCCGCGCGATACCTCGCGTGGAAGTGTAGGCAGGTCGGCTACAGTCCGCGACTCGTCGAATACGATGTCGGTCAAGAGCTCGGCTGGCTGGAGCTCGGGGCGGTCGTGCTGCTCACCGACTCGGAGCTGTACCTCTCGTCGATCGTCGCGCTGGTCGTCGGGCGGACCATCACCGACACCGGCCTGTGGCGATTGCGGCTCCAGATCCTTGACGACCTTGCCACCGCGACGGCGGTTGATCCGTCGCTTTCGCAGGATACACCGCCATCCTGGAGCGGAACGCAATGATCAACTATCGCCGCGATGGCACCGCTACGCAGCACTCGCTCCGCACGCTCGGCACCGGGTCGACCCAGGCCGCCGCCGGCGACCACGGACACGGCGGCGCCGTCATCACCGGGACAACGGCGAACCTCGGGGACGTGCTACAGATCTCGTCTATCTCACCGTTGACCGCGACCTTTGGGCCGGTGACCGGGTCGGGTACGGGCGATGTCGTGGGGCCGGCCGGGGCGAGCGACAACGCGGTGGCGCGGTTCGACCTCGCGACCGGTAAGCTTATTCAAAACTCCGTTGTCATCGTCTCCGACCTCGGAGTCATGACCGGCGGCACGTGGCAAGGGGTGCGCCTCGCGGGCGCCTATGCCCCGATCCTCTCGGATGTCGAGGCGCCGACGGCGGCGGTGAACTTCGCGCAACAGCAGGCTACATCCTTTGTTATTGAGAATCGCACGTCCGACCCTGCCTCTCCGGTAGCCGGGCAGATATGGTTACGCACAGACCTATAGGGAGCACCCATGGCCATCGGTTCAATCGGCGTCCGCAGCTCAAACCTCACGATCAACCAAGCAAGTCTAGAGATGCGGACGACGGCCGCCGTCCGCGCGACGCTTCTGGAGGTGTCGATTATCCAGGCGACGGGCACGGCGCAGAGTCTCGGGCTCGGTCGACCGGCCGCGATCGGCGTTACGCCCGGCACGACTTCGACGTTTCAGCGCGACGAACCGGGCGCTCCGGCCTGTGTCACGACCACCGCGCTGACGTGGGCGACCTCGCCGACGGCGCCGACGGTGTACTTGAGGAGGTGGAATAGCGCGGCCACGATCGGGGTCGGGATCATCTGGACGTTCCCGCGCGGTCTCATTATCGGTGTTTCTTCCTCGGTTGTTGTCTTCAACATCACCGCCGCCGTCGCGTCCGATATCAACGTCGCGCTGGACGAGTAGCCATGATGAACGTCTACACTTGCGAATCCGCAGCCGAGATCGCCGGCTGGATCAACTCGCAGGGCATCCCGCGCGCGTCCATCCAGGCGATCCTGTGCGATAGCTCGGGGTTCTACTCGCTTCTGTGGTGGTCGTGATGCTCATCGCACCGCCCGGTGAGATCGCGCGCATCACGCTGATCCTCCACGATTCCGGGGCGATGTCCATCGGGGGCAACGTCGGTGACGTCCGGATGGCGATCACAATGATCGACGCCGCGCGTGAGGCGGTCGCGGGTCGGATGGGGCGGCCGTCGCTGATCGAGCCGCACGGTGCCGGCCTCGACCTCCCGGCCTCCGAGGTCCGGGCGCACCCGTCGGCGCCGTATCCGGTGATGCCGGTCGGGGACCGGCGATGAGCGGTCTGCTGAACGGCGCGGCCGCGTCACAGTGGCAATCGTATGAGGCATGTCGCGAGCGGCGGATTCAGTGCGCCTACATGCCGGAGCAGGCGATCGGCCAGATCATCGCCGACTGTGAGGCCGTCGCGCCGGGCTCGTTCGTTTCGCCCTACTGGCCGCGCAGCCAGCTCGCCGACAACGGCGACGGCGCGACCGTCCAGCGCGGCGTGCGATGGGGCTTCTGGGATCAGGCCGCAGGTGCATCATCGCGCTATGCGTTTACCGGCGTCACTCGCGATCAATACGGGAGCGCGGTCGGGGCGTGCGCGGTCAAGCTGTACAGGACCGTCGACGACGCGCTCCTCGACTCGCAGGTGAGCGACCCGTCGGGCAACTTTCTGCTCTCAACCGCCTACTACCCCGATGCCCATTACATCGTGGCGCACAAGACCGGATCGCCCGACATTGACGGCGTGACCCCGAACACCCTGATCGGGGCGTAGCGTGCTCTCGGTCGTCGTCCGTCCGAGGTCGGCGACCGGCTATGATGTCGCGCTGCATCGCTCGCCGACGCCGCCGGCGACGCGATCGACTGAGGATGTCCGCCTCTATCCGGCGGCCCAGGCGTGGGGGCCGTATGACGTGCGGCTCCGACCGAGGGTACCCGATGCGTTCCCTCCGTCGGCGGCCGCGCCCACCTTCCCCGCGCAGTTCTTCGGTTTGAAGGCGTACTATCAGGGCGCCGTGCGCGATCTCTGTCTGGTCGCACTCGCCGACGCGCCGGCCGGGATGGGGGCGGTCCCGAGGATCCGCAAGGGCGGCACCGACTATGCGGTTTACTTGGTCGAAACCTCGGACTCGAACGCCAGCCCGATCCGAATCCGCACCAGCGCGGGCACCAAGGCCATCCGGCAGAAGACCTAGCGCGAAGGGCCGTGGCATGCTACGCCGAGGGTGGTGAGGTGTATCCATGGCCGCCATCGTCATCGACGCGAACGACGGACTTCACAATATCGCCGCTCGGGCCGCGACAACTGTGCAGGAGATGACCCTCCCGAAGTGGTGCCGGCGGGTCAGCGTGGCGGTCCAAGCCGGCGGCGCTCCAGTCGAGGTGGCGTGGAGCGGCACGGACGGCGCGGCGAGTCTGACCTCCGGCCTGTGGATTTTGTGCCCCGGAGGGTCGTCGCTGAACGATCTCGAAGTCCCGCACAAGTACGTCGAAGGAAACGTAATCGCGCTATTCGTGAGGTGTCAGGCCACGACTTCGACGAACATCGACTTCGTGTGTACCGGGGCCGCGCTATGAGATTCGGCGGAACCGAAGGATCTGGCGGCATGTTCGGCGGCGTGCCCGACGTCGGCTGGCGATTCGTGTCGGTCTCGCAGGCAATCGCGACGCAGTCAACCCTCCTGTCGACCGGGTTCTCGGATCAGGCCGCCAACGAGATCCGATGCACCGTAGCAAGTGGGGCGAACAACGCCGGCGAAGTCTCGGCGGGCGGCTATATGCTCTTCGACCTGATGGACTCGCGAGGGCGGGCGGTGACGACGGCCACAAACTGTCTGGTCGAATGGCAAGTGATCCCGGTTACCGCGCCAGCGAACGCCACTTTCCCGTACTTCGTGGCCGGGGTGACCAGCAAGGCAAGCACCGCCGCGATGACGGCGATCCCCATGTACAACACGGCCGGCGTAAACTACCAGCCCGCGACTAATCCGCGAGGGTACTACCTTTTCCGCGTGGCGGGCGGCGCGCTGATCGGGCTGCTGATCGGCGGCGCCGGCGGGATCGCGATCGGCAACACCGGCGGGCGGGTTCACGCGACCTCGCCATATCTCCGGTCGAGTCTGTTCAACTCGGCGACACCCAGCGTCGTTTGGGATGCGAGTAACGCCCTGATCACTGGCGCGACGTTCAATAACCTCGGAAACACCGACGCAAGCGCGTCGAACCTGAAACTGATCGTCGCGGCCGGGTCGCTCGGTGGCGCGCTCGCCGCGAACACCACGATCGGAGCGAAAGTCAGGTATCGCCTGCATCGCTTGACGGAGGACGCGTGAACGACCCCTTCGTGCCGCTGTATGACCGCTTCGGGGCGGTCGCGGTTTCGCTCGCTCTCGCGGACCTTGGCTACGAGGCACAGCCCTGGGATGAACCGGCGCGATCCGAGGCGGCGGCGATCGTGCTGGCGTACTTGGACGCCCCGGCCTATGTCGACCCTGACGAGGTGGTGTGATGGCGCTGACCTCCGATGAGATCCGAGAGCTCTCGGTCGAAGCCGTCAAGATCGGCGGAATGCTTATCGAGCGATTCACCGACGGCAAGGCCGGAAAGCTCACAAAGGCCGAGAGAAAGGCGATCTATCGCGAGGTCACACAGTGGGCGCTCCACCTCGTGCGCGACGCGATCGACTAATGGTCGACCTCAACCGCCTGCTCTCGCCGTCGTTTGCCCTTCGCGAGCTCGCCGGCGCCGATGGCCAGTGGCGCGACGCCCAGCTCGCCGGCCTTCTCGAGATGCCGTCGCACGGTCCCCGAGACCGCGTCGTCGATCGACTGGCGGTCCTGGCGCGCACGATTCTCCAGCCGATCCGCGATCATGTCGGGCGGCCGGTTCGGATCAACTCAGGCTTTCGATCGCGCGAAAAGAACGCGGCAACGCCAGGATCCTCACCGACCAGCCAGCACATGTACGGAGAGGCCGCCGACATCGCGGTCCCCGGCTACTCGGATGCCGAGCTATCGGCGCTCGCGACCTGGATCGGGACGTCGAGCGCGTTCCCGTTTGGCCAGGTCATCTATGAGGATCGCAGGCCGGGATCCGAGGGCGGCGCATGGATACACGTGAGCCTCGGCGCCCCATACCGTTCCGCAACTCGATGCGGCGAACGCTGGACATGGACTCCTGGCGATGGGTATCGGAGGGTGCGATGACCTCAGACGACCGGCTCTCGGCTATCCAGGATGCGATCGGCGGCCAGGGTGGCATCCAGGTCCGGCTCGCCGTCGCCGAGCACGAGCTCGCCGCGATCTCGCAGCAGCTCGGCGACCTTCGGGTTCAGCTGCATGAGCATCGTCAAGTGAGCAACAAGGCACACTCTGACGCGCTCTCCGAGATCCGGGCGATGCGAAGTGAGTCAATCCGCCTCGACTACTCGTCGGCGAAGTGGGTCGGGATCGTGATCGCAACCGTCGCCAGCCTCCTAGGTGTGGGCGGGCTCGCAGCGAGCCGGGCATCGACGCCGATAGATGTCGACCCGCCGCGCGCGTCTGCTAGTCCTCCGGCGGCCGGGCAATAACGTAGTATCGCCAGGGTATCGGCGACGACTTTCGCCCTTCGCCCCGGATATATCCGGCTTTGATCAGCTTCTGAAGCCATGCCGACGTGGTGGCGCGGTTGATCGAGAGGCCGTCGGTGATCTGAGACTGACCGGTCCCCGGATAAGCAACGACATAGGCGATGATCTGGCGTGCGAGCGGAGAGAGCGTCGGGCCGCCAGGCGGCGTCGGCGCGGCCTGTGGCGGTCGTGCCTTCGGTGGAGGCGAGGTTATCCCCATCGCTTCGACTGCATGCCGCGCGCACAGATCGAGGCGACCGACGCCCTCCACGTGGGTCGGCATCGCCGGGGACGCGCCGCACAGGGATAGCCCGACGCGGCGGACACAGGAGAGGGCGTACTTCACGTGGTCCACCATTTGTCGACATTCAGTTCTCTAAACGCCAACTGTCGCCGATCGAGCTCCGAGAGACAGGCATAGACCCGAACGAGGCCCATGCGCGCGATCATTGCGATGACTCCTGGCGTCACACCGTCCATATGACGGAGCACGTCGCGCACGCGATCGAGCTCCATCTCGAACCCGATGTCAGTCTTCATCGCCCACCTCGGCGTCATACCCCATCCGAGCGCCGACCTCGCGAAGGAGCCTCACATCACCCTCGCAGTAGCCACGGATGCGTTCCACCTCACCGCGAAGAAAGGCCGGATAGACCTCGGCGCCGGTGAGACCGCCTTCTTTCGCCAGGCCAAGATAGGCCCCGAGCTCGGCAAGCGGCGGCGCCTTATCGCCCCATCCGACCGAGAGATCAAGCCAATGACGCGCATACCTGTCGAGCGGGCCGCCAGGGAGGCGCCACCGGAGCTCCGAGGCGAACCCCTGACGGAAGGCGGCGGCGCGGAGAAAGTGTAGATCGAAGAGGCGATAGCTCGCACACTGATGGCCGCGAGCCTCACGGATTGACGTGAACACCGCCTCTAGGATCCGACTTTCGACGCGATCATAGACCGTCGGATCGGTCTCGCGCATCTCGAGATCGAGATCGGTCCAGCCCTCGCTCATGATAGGGCCGTCGTCCACGCACCAAGCCGCGCACAAGATCCGGCCATGAATCGGAACGAGCGACAGGGATCGGTAGGTTTCGTCCCGGTCGGCGGCCACCTTCGCCGGGTCGGTCAGGCGCTTGTCGCGGCGATGGGTCAGCGCGGCGTCAAGGCCGGGCGAGGTTCGGGGCGGCGGGATGGTTTCAAGGTCGAGGTAAAGCATGGGTGTCTCCGGTTAGTGGCTCGAAAGGGAGTCATAGATCTCGGCGAGGGACCGCAGCGGCGGCGGCGGCGTGATTGAATAGACCTGTGTGGGCTTCGGATAGCGATAGATCGTCTTTCTCTCCTGGAGGATGTCGAGGTGATGAACCAGGGTCGCACGCGACCATCCAGTCGCGCGCACGATCTCGGCGCAAGTCATCGCGCCGCGCTCCATCAAGAGCTGACAGATGGTCGCTCGCCGATACTTCGGCGCATAGTGTTCAGCCATTGGCACCGGGCTCCGCGAGGGTCGATCGCCAGGCGTAGTAGGCATCGAGTGTCGCGCCGCGAGCCAGCCAGCCGAGCAGGGCGCCGCGCTGGTCTCGACTCATGCCCGACGGGCGGGGCTTGCCTAGATGGGCGAGATACGCCGCGACTTCTTCGTATTCGAGGCCGCGATCTCGCAAGTGCGCGCAGAACCCAGGGCGGTCGCTCTCCCAGCTCTCATCATGCGCCTTCGGCTCGGTGACGACCTCGGCAACGACCGGCTCGGCAACGACGGCCGCGACCTTCGCTTCGACGGCCTCACGCGCCCGTGACTTCGGGGCCGGGCTCTCCGAGATCTCGTCAGGGTCATACAGACCCATCAAGAGATCGGGGTACACGTCCCGAGCCAGGGCCGCCTTCGCCCGCGCCCGGAGCATCGCTGCCGGGTGCTGCCGCCACGTGTCTTTGTTCACGAGGTTCGCGCTCTTCGCGTCCTGAATCGTGTAGGTCAGCCGCGACGGATTCGGCGCGCCGATGCGCTGGGTCTCGACTGTGCAGCTCGCGGGCGTCGACTCGATCGTGGTGAAGTAAGCACAGACATCCTTGCGCCCGACGCAGATCGCGACCATCCCATCGGCACTTAGTGTCGGCCGGCCGGTCACCACGTGAAACGCCCGGAGGGACTGAGTGTAGCTGAGTCCGAGGTCGCGACCCGACATCGCGATCATCAGGGCCTGGGTCGGGTTCTTCGCGCCGAAAAAACCGCTCTCGGCGGCATCTTTCGCGAACGCGCGAAGCTCGGTCATATCCCGAGGATGGATGATGAGGTCGGACACTAGTAGCCTCCAGTGAGCAGGATGAATCCGTGACAAACGTACAAAGTGAAGGGGACCGCGATCAGGATGAATCCGGTGATGTCGCCGCGCATCAGAAACTCCGTGCTGTGGATGGGGTCATCGCAGCAAGCACGTGCTCGCGGGCGTCGTCGGGCATCTGGTGCGCGAGCATGGCCTCGCGAACCTCGTCGATCTCGTCCGGGAGCAACACCGCCCCCGGCCGCAGTGCGGGGTGGGCCGACGGGTGACAGTCGACCATTCCCACCGTCGGCCAATCGGCACCGCGATCGGTGGCACACAGCCACCGGACGCCGCATCCCTTCGATCGCCCACCGCTGAAGGTGACCTTGCACACGCCAGTTTCGCTCTCGCGGATTCCGATCAGAACGTCAGGCATGGAACCAAGGTTCCCGGCGTCTCCCCAGGCATGTGCCCCTCGCGCCAGCTCCGCCCACTGACCCCCCAAGGCGATCGAGCCGGGCGCCCCCCGCGTGTAGATGCACTCGGTACGCACGCGCACCACGGCGCTGTTTGTCGCGCTTCCCGGTTCGATCCGCCAGTTTAACCCGGCTTGAACAACAGCGCCGACGTCGGCATACCTATCGATAGTCGCCGGAATGTCGATCCGGCGACGTTGCCGGCCCGTCTCGCCAAGTGTAAGTTTCCCTTCAATGATTCCAAGTCCCGGCGTCAGGCCACCCGTAGTGGCGGTGTAAAGAAGTGCCATGTCAATCTCCAGTGTCGTGAGGTCAGGGGTGAGGGTGTTTCCGAGACGCCGCCCCCTCGGAATACCAGGAGAGGGAGCGGCGCGGTCAAGGTGAGGGTCAGCGAACAGGGATGACGGCGTCGAAGGGCCAGGAATCCGTGTCGTGGTCGTCGAATCGGAGCCACAGACAGACGGTCTCGATGTCGACGATCGTGGCGTGCTCATCGTACATCGGCACATACACGCGGTCGCCGATGGCGAAGCGGGCGAGGGTCTCAGGGGTGGCGTCAGTCATGGTGTCTCTCCGGTATCGTGAGGTGAGAATCAGGCGACCACGAAGGCCGCGATCTGGGCGGCGGTCATCGGCTTGTTGTGGCGGACGTAGCCGACATCACAACCGAGGGAGGCGGCAATGTCATCGGCGAGGCGCCACGCCTTCGTCTCGCTGTACACGCCGCGCTCACGGGTCGAGCCGTCGCCGCCGCGCAGGGTGCCCAGCAGGTTGCGCCGCGCCAACCGCCACACCCACACACCGGCCCGGGTCTGGTGCGGGCTGTAGAGCGCCGGAGCGAGCGGGGACCCCTTGCCAGAGCCGCAGGGGATCTGGCGGACGCAAATGATGCTCTTCGTGGTCGTCGTGGAGGTCGTGGTCGTCATGGGTCACTCCGGCGGGGCGCTGGTTCCTCGCTCCCGGTGACCACACTATACCCACCCCTCGGACGGCGTGCAAGTGTTTGCACGAACATTCGTGCGAATAGTCGCACAACGCAGCTTGCATGCCGATCAATCGTCAATCGTCGTGCAATACCTTGCACGGGGCGCGCGATGAGTGTATGGTGGTGTCATCGGAGGAACGATGTTCGCTGACAGACTCAGGGCGGCGATGACAGAGAGGGGCTGGAGCCCGATGGACCTCGCGGCCCGGATGGAGGGCGTCGCCAGTCGGCGCACAGTTTATGAGTGGGTGGCCGGGGCGCGCGCTCCTGGCCTCGTGGCGCTCATCGCGCTGCTAGACGTCCTGGGCATCGAGCGCGCATCGGCGGCGGCCGTATCGTGGCAGGATGACGCAGCGCGGGCTAGTGCTGGCCGTGTGAGCGAGCGATGAGCCGTCATGCCCCCTGGCCATGGCGGGTGACCGGGTCAGTCTCGCCGATCGTCGTCGATGCCTCGGGTCGAGAGGTGGCGATCCTGAGTGGCGACCGCCGGAATGCGGCGCTCATCGCGCACGCGCCCGACCTGCTCCAGCTCGTGCAGCAGCTACACGCCGCCGAGAGCTGGGGCGATGCCGAGCGGCTCCGGGATGCCGCAGAGGATCTCATCCGTGAGTGTGGAGAGCAGCCATGACAGTACAGGCGTTCAAGGAGATTGAGCAGTGATCGCCTATGCATCGCGCACCGGGACGCGCCGCAACCTCGACGCTCTGCGCGGCGCTGGGTGGCGGCTGTTGGTGTCAGCTCGCGGGGTGCTTCGGCCGGAGGGGTTTGCCTATGCTTTGGATAACGGCGCATGGACGGCACATCAGGAGGGGTTACCCTTTGACTCGGACGCATTCCTACGGGCGGTCGATCTCCTCGGCGTCGGTGCCGACTGGACGGTCATCCCCGATGTTGTCGGCGATCGGGAGGGCACACTGGAGGCGCTCGGCAGGTGGCTTCCCCGCCTCGCCGGCCTGCCGCTGCTGTTCGCCGTCCAGGATGGGATGAGCGCCGACGATCTGCCAGCTCTCGGCCCAGCTATGGGATTGTTCGTCGGTGGTTCGACCGCCTGGAAAGAATCCACGATGCGCCACTGGTCGCGGATCGCCCATGACGCCGGCGCGATCTGTCATGTCGGGCGCGTGAACACCGTCCGGCGGATTCGCCTGTGCCACGATGCGGACGTCGATAGTTTCGATGGAACCAGCGCTTCGAAGTTCGCGGTCACCCTGCCGAAGCTCGATCGCGCCCGCACTCATTTGCACCTATTCTCGGAGGTCCGATGATTGTCGTCCTGTGCTCGGGTGGCGTCGATTCCACGGTGCTCGCCATGCGCGCGCTTCGTGAGAAACGACTGCACTCCGTTGTTTTCATTGCCTTTGGCCAGCCGGCTGTGGACGAAGAGCGCCGCGCGGTGCTGCTTTGGGGCGAGCGATTCGGCGTGCCGGTCGTTGAGCTCGGTTGCCCGCTGCGTGGGTCAATGGCGATTGGCGTGGGTGTCGCGGGCCCACGGGTGATGGCTGGGCGCAACCTTGCATTGATCGCGTGGGCGGTCAACTACGCCGCCGAGAACGGGGTCCGCGAGGTGCAGTTTGGCGCGATCGGCGACGACGCGAAGGATTACACCGACTGCCGCCCGGAGTTTGTCGGCGCCGTCGGCGATCTTTGTCGTCGCGCCTATGGCGTCGACGTCCGCGCGCCGTTGCTGGATACCACTAAGCCGGAGGTCATCGCCGAGGCCGCCGCGTTCAAGATACTGGATGGGTGTTGGTCCTGCTATCAACCCCGCGGCGGTGTTCCGTGTGGCGCCTGCGCTTCATGTGTCTCGCGAGGCGCACGATGACCCTTAGAGACGTGATCCGGCTGTCATATGCAGCCGTGGAGCGATATCAGGGCGGCGACGATCGCGCGCTGCTCGCGGCCATGATCATCTGGGCCTATCAGGGTCCGAGCTGGTTTCTGGTAGGTGAGGCATGAGAGTCGACAAGTCAGTCCCTGTCGAGGTGCTCCGGCGCGACTATCGCGAGCTCGCCGACGCATGGCTCGCCCTCGGGGATGGAGACCGCGCGGCGTTTGATTCCCTCGTGCGCGAGCTCGCCGACGTGAGGCATGGCCGGCGCGAGAGTCACCGGCCGGTCGACCTCGTGTTCGCGGCGAGGTTCATCAGCCTGAGTCGCTCGAATGAGCAGTATAAACGCTGGTTCACCGCATGGAGGGCGCGTGTTTCATCCTGATATCAGCCAGATCGTGCGCCGGCTCGTCGAGCTCGGGGTGAGGGGCGTCATCCGAGGCGACTCCATCGTCATCGATGGCGATGAGCGTGGGGCGGTCATCCGGCCCCTCGGTCCCGAGCGTCACTGGTACGCCGGCGATGAGAGGATCGAGATCTGGGGCCGGCTAGGCTGGCAGGAGGAGGCCGCCGAGGACGCGCAAGCCTGGGTCGAGCGCGGCGAGCGAGTGTATCGCGACGTCGCCAGGAGGCGGCGATGAACCGGAAGTACAGCTCGGGACCGAAGGTCGAGACCGCGATAGTCAAGGGCCGAACTCGGATCAAGTACATCCCCGGCGACACCACACCGCCGCCTCGGATTCGTCGGTGTCGATCGTGCGGCGAGTCGTATGAGGCGCATATCGGGCGCCTATGCGGGTGTTTCGAGGCCGAGTATCAAGCGTTCAAGCGACGGGAGGAAACGTGAATGAGCTGGCTCTATTCGCGGGCGCTGGCGGCGGCATACTCGGAGGCCACCTCCTCGGATGGCGAACCGTTTGCGCTGTCGAACGTGACCCCTACGCCGCCGGGGTACTCATCGCACGTCAAAACGACGGAAGCCTCGCGCCGTTCCCGATCTGGGATGACGTATGCACCTTTGACGGAACAGCATGGCGCGGACGTATTGACGTGGTTTCTGGCGGATTCCCTTGCCAGGATATCTCCGTCGCCGGAAAGGGCGCCGGCATCGACGGAGAACGCAGCGGACTGTGGCGAGAAATGGCGAGAATCATTGACGAAGTACGACCGCGCTACGTGTTCGTGGAAAACTCACCAATGCTTATTCAGCGAGGACTTACCGACGTCATCGGTGACCTTGCCTCGTTGGGGTATGCTTCGACTTGGGGTACTCTGGGAGCGGCAGACGTCGGGGCGCCGCACCATCGACAGCGGATCTGGATCGTCGGCGTCGATGAAACAGGAGATCGCACCATATGGGAGCAATGTTTATGTTGCGACGAATGGTGGTGCAACCTGCACGACCAGCACGCATACGACTGCGAGTGTCCAAGCGTCGAAGATTGGGACATTGACCCCTATAGCTCCGCTTGTAAAGAAATGGCCAACACCAGCGGCGAGAGATTACAGGCACCCAAACAAAAAAACCTACCACGACCGAGGAGGGAACAAGAAAGGCGAGCAATTGCCGAATGCAGTTGGTGGGCCGCTGAACCCAACGTGGGTCGAGTGGCTCATGGGGTGGCCTCTAGGGTGGACCGACTTAGAGCCCTTGGAAACGGACAAGTTCCAGCGGTGGCGGCGCTTGCGTGGCGAACTCTGATGGAGGGACTATGATCCTCGGAATCGATCCCGGCCTTTCGTGCGGGTGGGCGATCATCGGCGAAGGGGACCGGCGCGTCGGCTCGGGCGCTTGGGATCTCTCGGTGCGGTCTCGGTGGGAGGGGGCGGGCGTCGGATGGCTCCGACTCCAGCACAGCCTCCAGGTCATCCTGGGCGCGCACCAGATCGAGGCCATCGGGTACGAAGAGGTGCGGCGACATGCCGGCACCGACGCGGCACATGTCTATGGCGCGATCGTGGGCGTCATTCAGCACGTCGCTGAGGCACACGGCACGCCCTACACGTCGATCCCGGTCGGGACGATCAAGCGCATAGCAACCGGCAAGGGAAACGCGGGGAAGGATGAGATGATCGCGGCGGTGATGTCCCGTTGGGGCCACCGCTGCGAGACGGACGACGAGGCAGATGCACACTGGGTCGCAGTCGCGACCGCACGTGAGATCGGGAGGCGAGGATGACCGGAGAAACGCCCTACATCGTGGGGCATCGATACTTTATGGTGATCGGCGAATGGCTGTCAGTGACCGCGAGGATCGTGTGGGTCGGCTCCGATGAGCTGGTCTGCGACGAGGTCCAGTCCATCGGGTCGGATGCCCGGTGGTCGGCGACGACCCTAGCGAGGCGGTACGACATCCGACCGTGCTCGGAGCAGATCGTGGTTCGTCGAGCGGCCGTCGACCTCGCGATCGAGGTGGAGCGATGACACTCGCACAGAGAGCGGTGCGCGCGTCGGCCTGGCGCTGGGTCAGCGGGATGCTCGTGCATGACGGCGACCGCACCTACAGGTACAATCACGTCGGAGAGGTGCCTAGCTCGGCAGCGGTCCCGGAGCTGCGAGATCCTGCGACGATCGGCGGCATGATCGCGCAGCTCCGAGGCGCGCGTCGTGAGCCGCTCGGCCACCTGGCGCCGGTGCCGGAGGTCGGATGGTGCTGGCTGTCAGGGCCGTATGATGGAGCGCGGTTCGTGGGGCCGACCATGGAAGAGGCCCTCGTCGCCGCGCTGGAGGCGGCGCCATGACACTCGCACAGCGCGCTGAGGTAGAGCGGGCGCGCGCGAACGAACGCGCGGCGATCGTGGCGTATATTCGCGGGAGGGCCGGATATGGGCCGGTAGCAGACGCTATTGAGCGAGGTGAGCACATGTTGTCGCCAGCCGATCGGGGCCTGTTGCTGCTCATGGCCGACCGCATCGAATCCGGCGATCACTTGAAAGTGGAGGGAGAATGAGTGAGGAACTCGCACGCCGCGCCGTCGCCTGCAAGGGGTGGCGCTGGCTTTCGGGGATGCGGGCCGTGGGGCGGCGCAACTTGCCTGCGGCATGGTTCCGCGCGGAGGAGTCTACGCCCGCGCTCACGGGAGAGTGGTCGGGCGCGCTCCCCGACCTCACCGACCCCGCGACGCTCGGGTGCCTGCTCGTGTTGGTGCGGCAGGCGTGGGGCGATCCGCGTGCGTACCTGTGCGACTATGGGGGCTACGATTCGGTCGAATGGGGCGTCGTGTCCCACGAATGGGACGCAAAACGACAAGCTGAAGGCCCGAAGGCGTGGTTTTCGTGCCTACTCGGAGACGCCGACACCGAAGCAGGCGCCCTCGTCGCCGCGCTGGAGGCGGCGCCGTGATCTGGCCATGAACATCCGGCCCTGACGCGGTAGCATGGTGTCAGGAGATACCATGAGCTACGACCACGATCAGACCGACCCAGGACACCGAAACCGACCGACCGGAAAGAATACCATGGCGGTCGAGAAACAGAAGCTTCTTCTAGAACAACGACGGATCGAGCTGGCCGCCGAGGATCGTGCTCGAGACGATCGCCGCGCGATGGCGCGTCAGGTCATCGCGGCGGTCGTCATGGTCGTGGCCCTCACGCTCATCGGCGCGGCGCTGTATTGGGGGCGTTCGTTCTCGTTTAGCGGGCTCGGCATCGAGGCTCAGACTGGACACGCGCCGACCCCGGTAGTAGACTAGGTGTGCCTCCCGGCGTCGGGCTTGCAATCCGACCGCGCCGCCCCATCACGGGGCGGTGCTCTCCGGGTGGAACTTGACCGGGAGATAGCATGGACATAGCACCGGGCGACGTGGCTCTCGCAGCCGCGAGCAAACTTGTCGAGGCGATTCGGGTTCCAGGGGCGGACTATGCGGAGGCTTGTAGAAGCTTCATCGCCACACCGGGAGTCGTGGACGACTGCGAATATCTGCATGAGCGACATGCATGGAAGATGCTCACCGCCGAGCTGAAGATGGTGCCGGTGGTGTGGCGTGCCCTAGGTCCGCTGGTTCGACCGCAACGAAAGCCGCCGCAGGACCGGGCGGCGCGCATCGACGTGCAGATTCAGAGGGCGATCACACCCGATCCGATCGGAGAGCCGGGGGTGGTGGAACATATGCACCGAGGCCGCATTCGTGAGGATGGTTCGGCGTCACTGCTCAGGAACCCATACAACCTCGGTGTGATTCTTTCTCGCGATTCGCGATGGAGAGGTCGACTTCGGTTCAACGAGTTTCGAGCAGATGAAGAGATCTTTGACGAAGGCAAGTGGCGGAGTTTGACCGACATCGATGCACTTGTTGCACAGCAGTGGGTGAGCGCTGAATACCGCCTCGACTACGCCACAACCACCATCCATGAGCAACTGATCGGCGTCGCTCACAGCAACCACGCGCACCCGATCCGAGACTACCTGAACGGGCTGCGATGGGATGGTCAACGTCGGATGGATAGCTGGCTCGGCGACGTCTTCGGGGTTGAGCCATCCGTCGGAGCACATCGGATCGGCCGCGCCTGGTTGATCAGCATGGTCGCGAGGATCATGGTTCCGGGGTGTAAGGTCGACACGATGCCGATCCTGATCGGTCAGCAGGGCCTCCGGAAGAGCACGACGCTCCGGGCGATGATGGCCGACGCGGCGTGGTTCTCGGATTCGGACATCCCGCTCCACCATTCACAGGACAAATACCAAGTCATAAACGGTGTTTGGCTGTATGAGATCGCCGAGTTCGACCGCTTCTCGGGCAAGGCAGACGCCGCCGAGATCAAGGCGTATGTCTCGTCGCAGCGCGACAGCTACCGCCGCTCTCACGGTCGGCGGGTCGCCTCGGTTGATCGGCAGGTCGTCTTCGCCGGCACGACGAATGCCGCCGAGTTCCTAGTCGATTCGACCGGGAGCCGGCGATACTGGCCTATTCCATGCGAGAAGGCCGATCCGGATGTGATGATCAGCATCCGTGACCAGCTCTTCGCCGAGGCTGTCATGGCATGGAAGGCCGGAGAGTCATGGTGGCTCGCCTCCGAGGTCGCCGCCGAGGTCGCGGCGGCTGCCGATGCATTCCGAGTGGGCGATCCGTGGGATGAGCCGCTCGGTCAGTGGCTCCATGAGAAGGCCGCCAGCGCCCGCATGAATGGCGTGACGATGGCGGAGATACTGTCCGAGGCTGTGAGCACTCCGATCGGGATGGCATCGAAGGCCGAACAGATGAGGGCTGGCGCGATCCTCGTGCGGCTCGGGTGGAAGAAGCGGAAGAGAACATGGGACGTCCGATGGTACCCACCGGAGCGGCGATGATCAGTGGACATCTCGATCGAGGTGGCCATCGATGGTGGCCATCGCAGAGTGACGGTTCGCTTCACCTTCTGGACATGTGGATACCTATGTACACCTATATATACATACACACAGATACCACCATGCTGTGGCGCGCCACGCCACACACCACAGCCACACACACGCGCTACATGAGCCGAGGTGGTGAGCATAGGTGTGCATCGCTCGAAACGGCCGGGAAGTCGTCAATGATCACGCGATCAACAGGTGTGCATGGGGTGTGCATGGGTGTGCATAGCGACCGTATGGGGCGCGATATGGCGCGTCCTAGCGGGGTTGTTGGGATTGACGAGGGGGGACCCCCCTTATGTCCCGCCTCGGGCCCCGACC